TACACTTTCGCTTTTGTCTTGTATTGAATTTACATACAGGTTCGATAATTCTTGGTTTTCTCTTTTCCATTTACACCAAGTAGAAAAAGCGGGATAATTATCTTTGCTTTCTAAAATAGTTTTAATGTTTTCACCATCCGCAATTTTATTGCAAATCTCAATACATAAATCAAAATTATATTCGCTTGGTCTTGCCATTTTATATTAATTTACCAATTACTCCCAATTCTTTAATGACATCGGGATTATTATCATAATGCTTTGAAATGCCTAATTCCTTAATCTTTTCAATCTTTGCTTTATTACTTCCGGTTGCAAAAATTTGAAAATGTGGAATATTTAATTTGTCAGCTCTGCTATACATCATAGGTTTAAATGAACGAGCTGAAATAATATAAACAATATTACCTTTATTTATTTCATCTTTTGCTAACTGCATTCCTTTAGCTGTTGAAAGAGTTTCATCGTAATCAAATGAAACTTTAATTTTTTCAGCTTTAGTTTCGGTCCAGGCTGATTGACAAACTGCATATCTTTGCTGTGTATCGTATTCATCATTCATTTTTTCATCCTCCATACATCTTTGAATGAAGTCAGTTCTATTTTCGCCTGGAGTTGGATTTGGTATTGGCATATAATTTATTTAATACGTTAAACCTACTCTATTGCTAAAGTAGGTAAAGAGTAACTTTAATTTAATACTCCCGCTAATTTTTATTAATTAAGTTTCTAATTGCTATATTCTTTTTAACCTCATCGTATAGTTCACCATTGAACTCTAATATGAAGTCAGTTCCGTTTAAAACTAAACACATTGATTCGCTGTCAATCACATAACAACCATTAACATCAGAGATAACGAAATCGAAGTTTAGGTATTCCTGATCATGTTCTGTTTCAATTAAAACACGTGGTTGCTTCATATAACAAAGATATAAAAAAATAATTAGTAAAATGTTTGGTAGTTTATTATAAATAACTATATTTGTATACTATTAATTATTAAATCAAAAATTATGAAATCATTTTTATCAAAACAGAAGTACCAAGTTTACGCAATTGGATTGATTGCAGTATATTTTTTAACCCGATTTTTTTACTAAAACATTATGAAAACAAAAATTGAAATTAAAAGTATTTTTGGTCATTTACTTTTTACTTACGAAGCAGAAAATGCAATTATTAAAGATGCTGTTGAACAAGCAGTAAAAGAAAAAGTTTCCTTATCTTGGTCTAACTTATCTTCGGCTGACTTATCTTCGGCTGACTTATCTTCGGCTGACTTATCTTCGGCTAACTTACGTTCGGCTGACTTACGTTCGGCTGACTTATCTTCGGCTGACTTATCTTCGGCTAACTTATCTTCGGCTAACTTATCTTCGGCTGACTTATCTTCGGCTAACTTATCTTCGGCTAACTTATCTTCGGCTGACTTATCTTCGGCTGACTTACGTTCGGCTGACTTATCTTCGGCTGACTTACGTTCGGCTAAAAATAAAGAAACTGCAAAGATACCGTTATTTTGTAAATGGGATTATTCAATTTTAGGAGATAAAATACAAATTGGATGCGAAAAAAGAACTATTGAAGAATGGGATAAGTTTTTTGCAAGTGAAGAAGTTTTATCAACTAAAAGAAATACAGAAGATTTTAAACAAATTGAAGCTATTTATAACGCTTGTAAAGCATATTTAATAACATTATCATGAGCATTAGAGCAAAACAAAAGTTCTATAACCAGGCTGTCACGCTTGGGATAGATTTGAAGGATTTGGATGTTGAGAAATTAGACTTTTCAGCACCGGTTAAACACAAGAGCAGTTTTAAAAAACGAGCTTCAGAAATAAAGGAAATGTATAATTATAAGTTCCCCGCTTATGTAGAGCCTCGGAGTTTCGATTTCGGATTGTTTAATATTGAATTTACAAGAAAATGAAAAGGTTAATATTAGATTCAATAAAGGATTTCTGTAATGAAAACTATAATTGGTTTGATTACTATATTAACTCCAAAGGCTTTGAAATTTACGATAATGATTTTAATTGCATTGCCGTAGTTGATTTTGAGGTTGAGGTTGAAGTGTATCGTAAGCCATGCACCGGTAATTATTTTAATCCTCCAGAGACAGGTGAATGTGATTTTATACTTTACGAAATTACTTTGCATGAAATATATAATTCAAAAGGACAATTATTGCCAAACTATAAATTGAAACTACAAGAGGAATTGGATAACGTAAAAGGTAAAATAATATGAAAAAAGAAAAAAATTTAGGAGGCAGACCTAAAGCATTTATTGACGATGTGGCGGTTGTTTTGCCTATTTCAGTTCCAAGTAAAGAGCGTGAAAGATTGCGGATCAAATGGAACAAAGATTTGGATGAATTTAGAATTAAAAAATAAATTTGTTTATTAATTATAAATTACTATATTTGTAACCGAGTTGGTCAGAACTCTAAACCGAAACATAACTAATTCCCTCTGACACTACATACTGACCTATCTTTTGAAAGAGGGATTTTTTATTTAAACTATTATGAAAACACTATTTGACAATTTAAAAGAAGAACACAAAGAGCAATTGGAAAAGATGGCAAAATTATATCCAAATTCCCATGCAAGATTGGTAAAAGCATTAGAAGAAAATTATGTTTATACATTGCTTACAGTATCAGATGCGTACAGCTTGGTAATGAACACTACTAACAAAAGCTTTAATATTATTAATTTATCAAACCTATTTTATGAGTAAAGATTTATTCCAATTGATGAGAGAGCAGGAAATCCAAACACAGAACTTCCTGCCAAACAAAAAAGAGATCCAATTCTCTGCGACCAAATTTATAACTGATGTTATAGATGGAGGTGAAGTTGACAAGTACGAACTCCTGGCACAAGCTAAAAGAATGCAGGAAACACTTGACGTTATAACTGCTAAAATTTTAGAAGTAGTTCCACAAGAAAACTTTGAAGCTTTTGGCCTTAAAGGAACATTTAGAAATGGTGGCGAAACCATAAACTATAAAGATGATTTTAAATGGTCAGAAATCAAAGAAAAACTAAACAAAAGGGAAATGCTATTGAAGGTAGCGTTGAAGTCTAATTCAAGCATTTACGATGATGATGGGATTGAAGTTACACGAGTAAGCACATCACCACGCAAAGATACTTTAGCTATCTCTTGGTAATTAAGCAAAAAAATATTATATTAGCATATCATAATTAACAGATGCAAGGTTCGGGCATCTTAATTCCGGACCATAAATAAATAATTATATTATGAGTACTTCAAACCGCAAACAAGCGTTTGCACAACCAGCAACAAACCCAGCCACTAAATTTATCGAGTGGAAATCAAACGACAAATGTTTTTCTTATTTTGACAAAGCAATCGCTGAATCTTTAAAAGGTTCTGATATTGATGTTATAAAAGAAAAAGCAAATGTATCAATTCCTTTACCATTTAAATTTTTAGTATTAGATGAGTTATCATTTGTAAAAGGATGGAGCGATTCTTTAAGTGGTAACATTATTTCAAATGAAGTTAAATTTATTTCTAAAGAAACACTAACTGCTAAATGTTATCATAAAAACATTAAAGGCGAAAATGCTACTACTGAAATTGCCAAAGGTTTATATAAAGACATTAAGGATCAAGTTGTGTCTGCCGGAGCAAAATATCACAAATCTATTTATGTGATGTTAGAGGATGGCTCACTTGCAAATATTAAATTTAAAGGTGCTTGTGTTGGCAAATGGGCAGACTTTACACAAAAGACTCGCTCCAGGTTAGCAGATGAATGGATTGTTATAGCCAAAGCTGAAGATGGTAAAAAAGGAGCAGTTAAGTTTTCAACGCCAAGTTTTTCTTTTGGTAAATCTTTAAGCGAATCAGAAGCCAAACAAGCGGATGAGTGCTTTGATACATTGGAGGCATATCTTAAAACCTATTTAGTTAAACAAGATGTCAACGATATTGAGGTTGTTCTGAATGGTGACATAGCCAATGACTTTAATGAATCGCAAGAAGCTTCAGAGTTTGATGACGATTTAGATTTTTAAATAGCATTCAACACAACTAATTAAACCACCTTAACCGGTGGTTTTTTTTATTTCAATACTTTAGTATTAAATAGTACACTTTTTAAGCTATAAAGTACACATTAATTTATAAATGTGTACTGTTATTAAAGTCAATAAATATAAGGCTTTACAATAAAATAGTACACATGTACACTTTGATTTGACTTTTTTCTAAAAAAAATAAAAAAAATAAAAAAGTTTTTTTTCTATAATATATATAAGGCTCTCAATGTGTACTTGTGTACTTTTATAAATAAAGTTTTTTATATTGGTTTTTTTATTATATTTGTAAATGTAGTCTGGTAGCTATAATTAAAATATTATCAATGCCTTATGCCAACCGACTACCAGCGGTGGGTGTAGGGCATTAACTTTTTAAAAAAAATAACAAACATGAAAATTTTAAGAACAGATGGTGGAGGTGAAAGCTTCACAGATGAAAGATTAAGAACTTTAAGAAAAATGTTATTACATTTTGAACTTAACAACATTTATTTATTACATGACCATAAAGGTTTATTGACTGTTGTTTGGGATTCCATACCTAATGATTATGATAAAGAAAAAGTAAAAGATGCCTGGGCCTTTTTAAATGAGTATGAAATCGAACATAAAATTGTAACTTTTAAAGATTTATAATTATGATAGTTACTATTTATAGAAAATCAAACGATACTTCAAATGGATTTTATAAAGATGTATTGTTTTGTCTTGAAAGAATAAGACAAGGTAAATCAAAAGAAATGGTTGAGTGGTTACGAACTTTGCCAAAAATAGATTATGATAAAAATAAAAATCAACTGCCTGGAGTTTGTTTTAATGGTATTTTTAATTATAGATCAAAGGCAGGAATAAAAGAACATTCAGGTCTTATAATTTTAGATTTTGATAAATTTGAAACTTCCCAAGATGCGATTGATTTTAGAAATTCAATATCTGATGACGATTATATTTTTAGCTGTTGGATTTCCCCAAGTGGAAAAGGTGTAAAAGCTTTGGTTAAAATTCCTAAAGACATAGAAAATCATACTTTATATTTTAATTCTTTGCGTGAATATTATAACCATCCTAAATGGGATAATAGTGGTTCAGACATAAGTAGGTTTTGTTTTGAAAGTTATGATCCGGATTTATTTATTAATAAAGATTCTAAAACATGGGAAAAAATAGAAATTCCGGAAGTTGAAGATTTAGGAAAAAAAACAGTTTCAATTTCTATAAAATCAGACAATATTATTATAAATAATCTTTTAAAATGGTTTGAAAAAAAGTACAACCCAAATGAAAGAAATAAAAGCATTTTTAAATTAGCATCCGCTTTAAATGATTTTGGAATTGATAAAAATGTAGCTGAACAAACTCTATATCAATTTGAACAAGAAGATTTTGACAGGAAGGAAATTTTAACAACTTTAAACTCTGCATATAAAAAAACTGCCAATTTTAGAACTAAATTTTTTGAGGATAAATTAGTTAAAGAAAAAATAGAGAAACAAATAAGAAGTGGTAAGAATAAAAAAGAAGTAATTGAAAACTACTCTGAATACAAAAAAGAAGAAATTGAGAGCTGTATTGACGATATAAAAGAGGAATTATCCGTTTCAGACTTTTGGTATTATAATGACAAAGGAAGGATAAATTTAAGTCCACATAAATATAAATTTTGGCTTCAACAAAATAATTTTTTTAAATACTTCCCAACTGATGCCAATACTTTTACATTTATTAAAATTGAACAAAATTTAGTTGAGGAAACAAGTGAAAAGAAAATAAAAGATTTTGTTCTTAACCATTTATTAAGTCGTGAAGATGTAGGCTTTCAACCTTATGATTTTATGTCATCAAATAATAAATATTTTCAGTCTGATTTTTTAAGTTTTTTAGAAAGTTCAGAAATAAATATAAAAGAAGATACACAAACTGAATGTTTTTTATATTTCAATAATTGTGTTGTCAAAGTAACATCTGAAAATATTGAAACTATTGATTATTTAGATTTAGATGGATTTGTTTGGAAAAGACAAATTATAAATAGAGAGTATCAAAAATACGACCATCATGATGCTGTTTTTAGAAAGTTTTTATGGTTGATATCCGGTAAAAATGTAGAAAAGTATAATTCTTTTAAATCTGTAATAGGTTACCTTTTACATTCATTTAAAACATCAGCAAATAACAAAGCAATTATTTTTAATGATGAAACAATAAGCGAAAATCCTAATGGCGGAAGCGGAAAAGGTTTGTTTTGGAATGCATTAAGTCAAACTAAAAAAGTAAGCAGTATTGATGGGAAAACATTTGAATTTACCAAAAGTTTTCCTTATCAAACTGTAAGCACAGATACACAAATATTGGTTTTTGATGATGTGAAAAAGAACTTTAATTTTGAAAGTTTGTTTAGTTTAATTACGGAAGGAATAACGCTTGAGTACAAAGGCCAGGATGCTATTAAATTACCAGTTCAAAAAAGTCCTAAAATTTTAATAACTACAAATTATACTATTGGAGGTGTTGGCGGATCATTTGAAAGAAGAAAATTTGAAGTTGAAATGTCAGACTATTTTAGTTATAAGCATACGCCTTTAGATGAATTTGGCCATTTGCTTTTTGATGATTGGGATAATAATGAATGGTTAATGTTTGATAATTTTATGATTAATTGTGTTCAATTTTATTTACAAAACGGATTAACTAAACACGACTTTAAAAATTTAGAAGTTCGTAAATTCATTAAAAATACTTCTTTTGAATTTTATGAGTGGTCTAAACCAAATAATGAAGGTAAAAATGAGAATATTGAATTTAATACACGATGCATAAAACAAACTTATTATGATAGCTTTATAAACGAATATCCCGATTTTAAAACTTATAAGTTAAGTCAAAAAAGATTCACCCAATGGCTTGATCACTATTGCAAATTTTATGGTCATACTTATTTAACAGGAAACTCCAATGGTCAAAGATGGTTTGAGATAAAAAATGATAATGCTCCAATTATTGATGATAATGATATAATGTTTTAATTATGGAATTAAGGAACTATCAAATAAGACTTTCAAAAGAAGCTGCTGAAATATTACAACGAAAAAAGATTGTGTACCTGGCGATGGAAGTTAGAACCGGTAAAACAATTACAGCTTTGCAAACTGCTGAAAATTATGGTGCTAAAAATATTCTATTCCTAACCAAGTTAAAAGCTTTTAGTTCAGTGCAATCTGATTATGACAATGTTGGTTTTAGTTTTAAATTAACTATTGCAAATGATGAAAGTTTACATAAAATTTCATGCAATTTTGATTTAGTCATTCACGATGAACATCACCGATTTGGTGCATTTCCTAAACCAAATGCAACTGCGAAACTATTCAAAAAAATGTACGGAAATTTGCCGATGATTTTTTTATCAGGCACTCCAACTGCCGAAAGTTACAGCCAATGGTATCATCAGTTTTGGGTGAGCGATTATAGTCCATTTGAGCAACCAACTTTTTATAAATGGGCAAATGATTACGTGAACATAAAAGTGAAGCATTTAGGCTATGCAAAAGTAAATGATTACACAGATGCAAGGAAAAAAGACTTTTGGCATTTAATACGATATTACATTCTAACTTTTACGCAAGTTGAAGCGGGATTTAGTACGCAAGTTAATGAAAATGTACTCTATTGCGAGATGGATGCGATTACTTATAAGATAATTAAAAGGTTAAAAAAAGATTTAGTAGTACAAAATAAAGAAGGTCAATTGATATTAGCTGATACTTCGGTAAAGTTACAGCAGAAATTGCATCAGCTTTATAGTGGAACTTGCAAGTTTGAGGATGGCACGAGTAAAGTAATTGACTTCAGTAAGGCAATGTTTATCGATAATCATTTTAAAGGTCAAAAAATAGCCATATTTTACAAATTTGTCGAGGAGTTTAATGCACTCAAAAACATTTTTGGCAATAGATTGACAAACAATTTAGAAGAGTTTAACACAACCGATAAAAATATCGCTTTGCAAATAGTAAGTGGCCGGGAAGGTATTACTTTGGCAAAAGCTAAATATTTGGTTTACTATAATATTGATTTTAGTGCTGTAAGTTATTGGCAGTCCAGGGATCGTTTAACCACAATGGATAGGAAAGTCAATGATGTTTATTGGATATTTAGCAAAGATGGAATTGAAAGCAAAATTTACGCTTCAGTAATTAAGAAAAAAGACTATAACAATGAAACATTTAAACGAGATTTCGGAACAAAAAATCCAAACAAAAATAATCAACCGACTCACAAAAGAGGGATGGCTTTGCGTTAAATTGATTAAGACATCAAAGAACGGAATCCCGGATTTGATGTGCCTAAAAGATGGCATAACAATGTTCATTGAAGTTAAAAGGCCAAATGGAAAATTAAGCGAATTGCAAAAAATAAGAATTAAGCAATTACAAGATTTAGGCTTTGATTGTAAAATTTGGGTTGATTATGATGTAAATTATAATTAATTGTTTATATTTGCCGATGTAGAGTCGTAGCTACAATTAAAAATTTGTTTAATTCCCGCATTGATAAAGACTACGACCTTTTGATTTGCGGGTTTTTAATTTAAAAAATATGAATACAATATCAGTACAGAGATTTAAAATTGACATTAACCACTTTGAAACTCAAATTTCAAAAAGTGGCAGACCATTTAGGTTGAGTGGTGTTCAAATCGTAAGAACTAAACCGGCACAATGGGTGAATAAAATGCTATTGCATGGCACGATTTACAGCTTTCGATATTTGGATGAGCAAGATGGTTTTTTTGCTTTTGAGTTTGATCCGTTTAACAATTTTATTTCAAAAATATGATTTACACAGTTAGAAATATAGCAGAGTTTTGCGATGTCGATTACGGATTTATAAACAGGCTGTCATGGTATGTTCTTTGAGCAATTCGGCGGGAGTTCCTTTGCTGATGATTTCACCACCAAATTTTCCGGCTTTAGGACCAATATCAATAACATAATCAGCTCGTTCTATCATGTCTTTGTCG